ACTGTTCACACTGATCAAAGGTGCATTAATGGATCCCGAGTTGGAAGAATTGCCAACTGACATGATGCGCGGCTTGGATTTCCGCATCAGCAAAACACAAAAAGGTGGTTTTGCTGACTACAACAGCAGCAAGTGGGCTAGAAAAGAGTCAGCATTGACTGGTGCAGAACAAGCAGCAGTGGAAGCATATGGCCTGTTTGACTTGAGCTCATTCTTGCCCAAGAAACCCACAGATGTGGAACTCAAGGTCATGAAAGAAATGCTTGAAGCCAGCGTAGACGGCCAGCCCTACGACACAGAACGTTGGGGACAATACTTCCGACCTGCAGGTGTGAATGCTCCTGGCGGCGCAGCAGCACCCGCCGATGTGGACGAAGATGTTGCCAAGCCTGCATTACGAGTGGCAGCACCAAGCAAGGCAGCACCTGCTGATAGCTTTGATGACGAACCAGCAGCAGCGGCTGCTCCAGTGGCCAAGCCTGCTGGCGACAGCAAAACACAGGACATCTTGGCCATGATCCGCAGTCGCCAAAAGCAATAAGCAACAGCATCACACAGAGGGGTTCATCCCTCTGTGTTCTTTCATATTATAACAGGTGACACATGGGTAAACCTTTTGACGTTTCAAAATTCCGTAAAGAAATTACTAAATCAATCGAAGGATTGAGTATTGGTTTTAACGATCCCACAGACTGGATCAGCACAGGCAACTATGCCTTGAACTACTTGATTTCCGGCGACTTTAACAAGGGTATCCCCATGGGCAAAGTCACTGTGTTTGCAGGCGAGTCAGGTGCAGGTAAAAGTTATATCTGCTCTGGCAATATCATCAAGAATGCCCAAGCACAGGGTATCTATGTGGTGTTGATTGACAGTGAAAATGCTCTAGACGAAGACTGGCTCAAAGCACTGGGTGTGGACACTGGTCAAGACAAACTGCTTAAATTGAGCATGGCCATGATCGATGATGTGGCCAAAACAATCTCAACATTCATGAGCGATTACAAGGCCTTACCCGACGGCGAACGTCCCAAGGTTATGTTTGTGATTGATAGTCTAGGTATGTTACTCACACCCACTGACGTGAATCAGTTTGATGCAGGCGAGATGAAAGGTGATTTAGGTCGTAAACCCAAAGCACTTACCAGTCTTGTGCGTAATTGTGTCAACATGTTTGGCAGTTACAATGTGGGATTAGTATGTACCAATCACACCTACGCAAGTCAAGACATGTTTGATCCTGATGACAAGATCAGCGGTGGGCAAGGTTTTATCTACGCCAGTTCGATTGTTGTGGCCATGAAAAAACTCAAACTCAAAGAAGATGAAGATGGCAACAAGATCACAGATGTCATGGGTATTCGTGCTGCTTGCAAGGTGATGAAAACACGCTATGCAAAACCCTTTGAAGGTGTGCAGGTCAAGATTCCGTACGAAACAGGTATGAGTCCTTACTCGGGCATGGTGGATCTCATGGAAAAACGCAGTCTCTTAAAGAAGGAAGGCAACAGTCTAGTGTTTGTTACTAGCGACGGTGAGATCATCAAGAAGTTCCGTAAGAAGTGGGAAGCCAACGAAGAAGGTTGTTTGGATCGTGCTATGACAGACTTTGGAAATCACAAAGAAGAGGTAAGTATCGCTGAGGAGACAGCAGAATGAATGAATCAGTAGCAGTGGCCAGTGAAATTTGGTCAGAACTCAAACGGTATGTAAACACAGTGGATCGAGATGAAGCAGCAGAAACAGTTGTGGCTATTTTGATTGATAACGATTGCGATGTGGATGATATCAAAGACACCTTCAAAGGTGAACCAGATATCAAACGTGCTCTTACTGCATATCTTGATGATGACAAAGATTATACAGAAGAAGACGAAGTTGAAGAAGAAGAGGATTATCACGCTGACGACTGGGAAAATTAATGTGGTACAGTCGCGTAACAGCCAGCTTGACTGCTATTCCAGACTTTATCAGTCACTACGAGCGTGAGCTTGAAGATGCTAAAAAAGACTGCAAGATTGGCGGAGTAGTAGAAAAAAACATCACTGCGTTGCCGGGCATTACTGAACAAAGGTTCAACCAGCTGCAAGAAATTGAAGCTGTGTTGAACTATCTCAACATACAACTACGCAAGATACGCAGGAAACATTTTCAAAAATATCTAGAAGGTTATGCTCGTGCTCTGACTTCCAGAGATGCAGAAAAGTATGTGGAAGGCGAAGATGAAGTTATTGACTATGAAACCATCATTAACGAAGTGGCATACCTACGCAATCGCTGGCTGGGCATAATGAAAGGCCTAGATACCAAGCAATGGCAAATGTGCCATGTGGTCCGGCTAAGAACTGCAGGCATGGAAGATATACAGGTGTAATCTACGCCTATAAATATCTTCATGAAAACTGAAAGAACCTGGGGATATTATCATGTGCTGCACGAAGTGGGCACACACACCAAAGTTAAAGAACTCACAGTCATGCCCAAAACATGTTTGAGCATGCAACGGCATAGTCAACGAGCAGAATTTTGGTTTGTGGCCGAAGGCGAAGCCACAGTATACACACTAGATTCCAGCACTGATCGAGATATCAAAGACCAATTGACAAAACATCAACACAGTTGGATTGATCTAAACGAATGGCACCAACTGTGCAATGAGACTGACCAACCACTGCGATTGATTGAAATACAGTACGGAGACAATTGTGTAGAAGAGGACATCACAAGATTATGAAACCAATTCCTATTTTTGTAGGATACGATCCTAGAGAAGCCATAGCTTATCATACTTGTGTGAATTCAATCATACGCAACAGCAGTCGCCCGGTGGCCATTGTACCAGTGGCGCTGAACTTGTTCCGAGACTATGCCGAAACACATACTGACGGGTCAAATCATTTTATTTACACACGTTTCCTAGTGCCATACTTGATGGAATATCAAGGTTGGGCCATCTTCATCGACGGCGACATGATTGTGCGCGGAGACATTGCTGAACTTTGGGACCTTAAACAATACACCAAAGATGCCATGGTAGTCAAACACAACTACAAGACGCGAATGAAAGAAAAATATCTAGGCAGCCCAAACGAAGATTATCCACGTAAAAATTGGTCTAGTGTGATATTATGGAATTGCAATGCCATACGCAACAGACAGCTTGATCCTGAATTTGTACAAAAATCAACAGGTGCTTTCTTGCATCGATTCTCTTGGATAGATGACAGTCGCCTGGGAGAGTTGCCTCCTGAATGGAACTGGTTGCCAGACGAATATGGTGCCAATCCCGATGCCAAGCTGTTACATTACACACTGGGCACACCGTGCTTTGAAGAATTCAAAGATACGCCAATGAATGAACATTGGCATGCAGAACGTGCCCTTACAGAACATTGTCAACAAAGGACAGACCAGTAATGGATCAAGAAGAATTAGAATCGCTGCCACCGCCGGATGCCCATGTACTGGACATGGTTGTTCCAGAAATAAAAAAATTATTCAATGACATTTTGAAATATCGTGTGGATCCTAACGGATTGTATTACGGTGTTACACAACAGACTCTCATGCAACAGATCACTGAATTGCCAGTTGATCGCATAGTGGCATTGGATAGCGAGTACAGATATGAAAGGAAAGGCCACATGTATGATCCTATATTGCAAAGTTTTGTTCAAGGTGCCGGCGGCCAAATCAGCAGTTGGTCAAAAGAAGAAAACACACAGACACCTGTGGTGTTACGCGGAATAACAAAACGCAAACAAATGGACACTTGTCGTGCCAATGGCAGAGATTTTTACTACATCGACACCGGCTACTTTGGCAACGGAAAAAAGAAAAACTATCATCGTATCACACGCAATGATGTACAAAATTTGGGAACAGTTAGAGAACGACCTTCGGACCGACTGGATTGTACTGGTGTTAGTTTGAAAAAAGTACGAGCCGACGGCAGTAAAATACTACTAGCACCGCCAAGCCAAAAATTATTAAATTTGTATGATATTGATTTGGAAACTTGGCTCAATCAAACACTAGCTGAAATTGGCGCTCATACCGATCGCGAAGTTGTTATTCGTCGCAAGCAAGGACGTAGTACTCGCATAAACGATGATACCATAGAGATGGCCTTGAGTCAAGACGTATACTGCCTGATCACCTACAGCAGTATTGCAGCAGGCGAAGCTATTTTGTTCGGTAAACCTGCAATCACACTAGGACCCAACGCAGCAGAAGCAGTTTGTAGTACCAGTATTTCCGAAATAGAAACAATCAAACGGCCCAATCTTGACGAGATCTCTGCGTGGGCAAGACACATGGCCTACTGTCAGTTTACTGAAGTAGAAATGCGTGACGGTACTGCTTGGAAAATACTCAACGATGGCTGATGTAGTAGTTTACATTTCCAGTGTGGCCAACTTTCAAAAACACACGAGAAAAACACAATGTCTTGAGAGCTTTGCTGCCGGTGTGACCAACAGCGGACACACAGTTCTATTAGAAACTGCTCACAAGTATACTCCCAGCCGCCTAGCAGTGATGTTGGGCTGGGCCACTACCAACACCGGTGGCGCCAACATAGCACTGCGTAAAGAAATCATAGCTCAACAACGACGTCAAGGCAATCATAACATGTGCATTGACGCCAGCTGCTGGAAATACCTAGACAATGCCAGCAGTTACTTGCGCTACAGTTTGGATGGACCGTTCTATGATCGAGCAGAATACGCCAATCACAACAGCAACAGCAGTAAATGGCAAGAGATCAGCCAAGCACTGGGTATATCAATGGCACCACCGCAACAAAATCCAGGTGGGCACATACTGATCTGCATGCAACGTGATGGAGGGTTTGCTATGAAAACTCTGGATCCACTGGTATGGCTACAACAAAAAATTACTGACATACGCAAGTACACAGATCGTACTATCATGGTACGGCCGCATCCGGGCGCTTACAAACCTACAGATTTTTTACAATTTAGAACCAAACACTATCAAACTCGTCTGGGTGTGCAAGTGTTAGAGCCGTCGGCTGCTAGACTTACAGAGAATCTTCAAAGAGCACATGCTGCGGTATTTTTCAACAGCAGCGCCAGTGTGGCAGCAGCCTGTGCTGGCATACCTATTTTTGCCGATGATGCCAGCTGTGTGAGTTGGGCCGTGGCCAACAAAGACATTGCCAAGATTGAATCACCTGAACAGTTTGATCGGCAACAATGGATTAATGATCTAGCAGCAGCACACTGGAGCGATGAAGATGCTAGAGAAGGCCGCATCTATCAAAAGTTCTTGCCTTATTTGACTCGCAACACAGTCACATCGTAATTGCAGCCTTTGACGTTGGGCCATTTGTGGCTTTTGTCAAAATTACTGATTACTTCGTTTACAATTTCAATGGACATGTTTTTCAACAGCTTCTCTCGCCACCATTCAGGTTGTTCCACTATGAGATGAGCATTGCGACCATCGGGCAATACTTTTTTAGCTGGGTAACAAGCAATGCGAAACCAGCCCACACGCTGCATCTTTTGACCAATCATGGCCAGGGTCTGATCTAAGTGTTCGGGTTCAATGTGTTCAAACACATCGGCACTGACCACACAATCAAATGATCGAACTGGCATTTGACTGTGTGTAGCCGAACCAGGATCGTATCCATCTACTTGTATGTTGGGATAAGCTTCATGTATGCTATTCATCAGCGCACCATGCCCGCAACCAAAATCTAATACACTCGTGGGTTGATACTGTTTGAGAAACGGATTAATAGTGGATAGTATTTTGCTACCTCTCACAAACCGTCCTTGACTGTGCATGGTAGCTAATTGATCTTTGTAGTCTTGATTGATTATCATCTGTGGTTGACCTCTATGTACTTGTACTTACCAGTCCACTTTGGTGGAATATCAGTCCAAGCCCCAGTCAATTGATCATTGATCCATTCGGGGTAATACTCGCGATCTTTGAACCACCAAAACAAATCGCTACCGTTCCAGTCTTGATAATATCTACGAAAGAATTCTCTAGTGCGAGGTTCACGAAAGTATTCAGAATCGTACATGGTCTTTTTTTCTTTGGCTTCTCTTTGAAAGTTAAGACCAATGAAACAAAACTTTGTGGCATGATTCTCTAGGGTTTCTCTTACCCAAGACATGTCATCGTCGGGTATGCTGTTTAATACTTGGGTACAGATAACACCGTCAAACTTTATGTTTTTTTCTGGCTTGATATCAAAC